CGTAGAACTACTATTAATAACTGGATAATTCTGTGGAGAACTATCTTTAGACAATTCCAATATTGTTTGATATGAGCCTGCAGGATTAATAATGTGTCTGACAGCCGATACCAAATATTTACCAGAATAATACATATCTAATTCTTTTTTATCCAATGAAGGTTTTAATGATAACAAATTAAATTTAATTGTTTTACCTGCGGCAATACCTGGATCACCAGGAATAATTGCTTTGATGGTTGTATAGTTTGCCAAAGAAATCTGTGCAGTTCTATTGGGAATATAAGTTTCAATAAAAATATCTTTTGCAACACCACCTTGTTGTTTTACATATGGTACATTTTGCTGATTGGAATTACCAACTGACAACTTTAATGCACCTTCAGCCGATTCAAAGATGGTATTATTTAATCTGTTTTCATAGTTATTGGTTGGTGAACCCTCGTTCAAAGTTTTATTACTTCCTTTATATTTTAAATAATTAAAATCGGTAACATTATAAGACCTTGTTAATGTGTCAATAGTAATAATTCTATTGGCAAAAGAACCTGCATTAATTTCATTTAAAATATCATAGGGTTTACTAATTTCATAATCAATAACATTGGAAAATTTTTGTTTAAGACTTTGAGTATCTTTATTTACATTTTCTGCACTATATGTATATTCAGAATAAACAGCATCAGAAAACATTGATTGTAATGACCTAAAATTGTAACCATCTTTTGTTTCAAAGAATAACATATCTGCACCAGATGAAGGACCTGTTTGTGGTCTGGCATAACTTGATAACCAACTAATTGCTTCAAATGGTTTAAATTTTGGAATAATAAAATCATACATACCGGTAGTTTCTTCAATCTTTTGAATTCTTTTTTTATTAATTTTTAATTTACCGGCCGGACCATCATCGGTTAAAATATTTTGAATAATTTCCGATATTTTTTTACCTCTGTAAGACTTACTTACTTTATTTTGTTCAGATAGTAATAATTCTTCCGAACAGAAATAGAGTGTATAAAGTTCACTATTTTGGTTACCACTAGGAATTCTTGCACCAGATTTGTATACCCTAAAGGTTCTATCTATTGCATTGGTTTTATCTGAAGTTTTACTAAAATTTACTTTAATAAATTCATTACCTGTTAATTGCAGTTTTTCAATGAAACCTTGTGCATCAAGTAAAGTGATATGACCAGAAGTTACAAAATTATAGATGTCCTCATAATAAGAAAATTCAACTAAAAGTTTTCTTAACTCCATAGAATTACCATTTGCAGTAAGCAAACTTAATTGATTTAGCGAAAAATCTTGAGCAAAGTAAATGCCTTTAGATTCTACAATATTATTATCAATAGCCATATTATGACGCCATTAAATTTTGAAGTTCATTTTCCACTTGGCCAACATAGGCTGAATTTAAGATTTTGATGTTTCGTTTAGATTCATTCAAATTAAGTTCATATTCGTAAATGGTAACTGGTGTTTTAGTTGTAGTAATAGTTACAGTAGAATTACCAATAGCCAATGTTTCAGTACCAGTAGTTAAACTATTATAAGATGTTTCATCAATTTGCACCGTATTGACGGTTATAGTATTTGTATCATTATCAACCTGTGTTAAAATTTTGTCATAATGATGAATGGTTGATGTTGTATTGCCTTCAGGATACTTACTAGCAATATAAGAATCAAATACTGTTGAGGTCATTGGCCAATCCCATTCAGGATCCAATAAATTATTTGCATACAATACAATCCAATAACGATATGAATCGCCATAATATTTGTGTGCAATAATCTCTGGTGTATCACCTTCTTGTATATCGTATGTATAGTATACGGCTGGATTTTTTAACAAATCTGGTATTATGCTGGCTCTTGCCAAAAGATTTGTAAATACCTGAGATATACCTTGAGCATCAGTTTGAATTATTTTGGGTAATGTGTCAAAATATTGCATTTAGAATCCTTGTTTATCAATCATTGTGCTATCAACAAGCTGAATTTCTTTAAAGTTAATAGTTAATGTTGTTTGAACTGGTGCACCATTTTGATGTGCAGCCCATCCGTTAGGTGCATAATTAACATCAATACTTTCAATAACACTTTCACCCACTTTACTAATATTTGAGTTTTCTTTTCCATTAAACATAAATGCAGGTTTAATAATTTTTGGTGGAGTAAAAAACATACCTGCGGCCTGATTTACAATTTTTGGTGCGGCAGCTTTTCTAAAAGCTTTGATAATATTTTTAACGGTTTCGGCTTCTTCACTTGAATATGGTGTAAATGTAAATGCCAATTGGTAGGTTCTGAAATCAATACCATCAAATAATAATTGATTTTTTGGATTAATTGCGAGGCCTTGTGTTGCTAAAGCTAATTTGCCTGTTTCTGAAGTAATAGCAGAAATTGCCATAGCAGGAACATTAGAAACACCTCCAATAATTTTACCAAAAACAGAACCGGCTTTTGATACAGCATTTGCAATTTCTCCCATTGCACCTAAGGTTGAAGTTCCTCCATATACAGCTTGATATTGAAAATTTACCGTATCTGGCATATATAATGAGATTATTTCTGGTTTACTGGTTGTGTCTTTACTAAGACTTGCTATTGATGAATTTACTCCTGCAACTTGTGAAAACGCTGATTTACCGGCATCAGCAATCGCACTACCCATGCCTTTGTCAGTATCCATAGAATTTTGAATCGAACCCGAATCATTTATATTAGTATTTAATAAAGTTTTTGTTCCACCGACAATTTTGTTTGCCAAATCAAAAGCTGCGGCTTTTCTTTCATAAATTGAAAATTGAATGTAATGGCCTTTTGTTTGTGAACCTAAATCTCTAGGGTATTGTAACATACTCAATTTGTATTGACTGCCAAATAAGGCACCTAATGGTCCATTTGATGAAGTACCTGGAATAGTTACACCACCAATGGTTGATGGTATTGAAATGATTGCCATCTCTTTTTCTCTTTTAAAAGGTTGAATACATATATTTATATGGCTTATTCAGGACGATTTATACCAAAGAACCCCAAAAAATATGTTGGGGACGCAAATAATATCATCTATCGCTCTTCTTGGGAGTGCAAGGTGATGTCTTGGCTCGACTTAAACAACGATGTTGTGTCTTGGGCATCTGAAGAATTGATTGTTCCTTATGTTTCACCAGTAGACAATCGTAAACACAGATATTTTCCAGATTTCATAGTAAAAGTCAAAACAAGAGATGGAACTGTGAAAACTATGATGCTTGAGGTCAAACCAAAGAAACAAACCATTCAACCAGAAATCCGTAAACGAATTACCAAACAATACATCAATGAAGTCACCACATGGGGTGTCAATCAGGCCAAATGGAAAGCAGCAACAGAATTCTGTTTAGACCGTGGTTGGGAGTTCAAGTTAATCACCGAAGACCATCTTGGACTCTAACATAAATACACAATGGCGACTAAACTTACACAACAAGCAATGGCTAATGCATACAACTCCAAAGATTCTTTGGAATGGTTAATGCAAAGAATTGAAAATATTAACAGACCAGATAATTCAGACAACCGTTTTAAATTAGGTGGTTTGTATTTCTTTGGTTATGATGCCAAAGGTAAAGATAAGTTAAAGTATTGGGATAAGTTCCCATTGGTATTGGCATTGGAATCTTATTCTGATGGATTTTTAGGTTTAAACCTACATTATTTACCGGTAAAATACCGAGTGGCATTCCTAGACAAACTCATGGATTTCTCTGTCCAAGGCGCTGAAAATGAGGCGCTTAGACTGCGTGTCACCTATGATATTTTGAACGCCTCCAAGCGCCTAAAAGAGTTTAAACCGTGTGTCAAACGATATATTAGTAGTCATATTCAGACAAAATTAGTTGCCGTTAAAACGGATGAATGGAAAGCTGCCGCTTTTCTGCCAGTCCAACGGTTTACTGGTGCTTCAGATAGTAAAGTCTGGCAAGAATCATTAGAGAAAATTTAAGGAAAGTAAATGGCTGGCAATATTAACGAATTTAAATCTAGTTTTAAGAAAGACCTTTCTAGGCAAAATAAATTTGATGTTAATATCAATATTCCATTGGTAATGATACCCTATGTTTCATCTGCTAAATCATTAAATTATCGGTGCGAAAGTGCAAATTTACCTGGTAGAACACTTTCAACAACAGAACAGAGAACATATGGACCCGTTGAAAAGTATCCTTACATGACTGCTTACACCGATATGGATTTAACTTTTATTGTTGATGATGATATGAGTCAAAAGATTTTCTTTGATGCATGGTTGAATTATATCAACCCATTATACAACAACAATATTCGTTATAAAAATGAATATGCAACCATTCTTACAATCAATCAATATGATGTAACTAATAAAATATCATACTCTGTAAATTTATATGATGCTTATCCTATTGCTATAAATCAAATGGATTTGGATTGGTCTGGAGATGGTTATCATAAATTGGTTGTATCTTTTGCATATACTTACTGGCAGAACAATTCTCTACAAGCTCTTGGTATGCAGTTTGTTGATATGGGTATTGCAGCCGTATCTGAGGCTATTGGTAGTGTTCCTACAGGCGGTGATACTTTTGTATCCGGTGCACCACAGAATAGAGGTCCAAGTTTGTCTGTTGAGGACAAAGCGGCCTATGATAATGCCGGATTTTAATTAATTTTTTAACATGAGGTGAAAATAAAATGGCTTTACCCAAACTTGATACTCCAACTTATGAACTTGAATTGCCTGTTTCTAAGAAAACAATTAAATACAGACCATTCTTAGTTAAAGAACAACGCAATCTTTTGATGGCCATGGAATCTTCCGATTCAGCAGCCACACAACAAGCAATTAGGGACATTCTTTTTAATTGCACAATTACAGAAAATATTGACATTGATAAGTTACCAATTGTAGATATTGAATATTACTTTATTAACCTAAGAGCCAAATCAGTTGGTGAAATGGTTGAATCTCGTTATCGTTGCAATAATGTGGTTGAAGATAAAGAATGTGGTAATATTATGGAGAAAGAAATTGATTTGACAAAAATCAAAGTAGAACTTCCAGAAGATGTCAAAGACGAAATTCAATTAACTTCAAAGATTATTGTTAAACTCAAATATCCAGAATTTGGTGTGGTTAAAGATTCATTGAAATATGATAACATTAATGAAATTACATTTAATATGATTGCTGAATCCATTGAATACATTTACGATGGTGACCAATTCTATTATAACCACGAAGCGCAACCCGGTGAAATGTTGGAGTTTGTAGAAAGTATGAACCAAGAACAATTTAATAAGATTGAAAAGTTCTTTGACAATTTACCAAAATTAAAAGAATCCGTTAACATCACTTGTAGTAAGTGTGGTTTCAACCACACGATAGAGGTGGAAGGGTTAGAAAGTTTTTTCGGTTAACATTTCGTCATGAAAATCTGAGTAATTATTATAAAACGAATTTTTCGTTAATGCAACACCATAAGTATAGCTTGACCGAACTTGAAAACATGATGCCTTGGGAAAGAGATATTTACATCTCTTTGTTGATTCAATATATCGAAGAAGAAAATGCAAAGATAAAAGAAAGACAACAAAGAAAATAGTAAATGGATTACGATAAAGCAGCCAAAATAAGAAAGAAATCTTTCGGCACTCTCTTAGCTGAGCAAGAGGGTGGTTTTGGCCAATCATTCAAAACAGCAATTTCACAAAAAACAAAAGCTAAAA